TGCTGCACGAATTACACGCTCACCAACGTTAACTTTTTCAAGTTCCATTGTGTTTGCTCGCATAGTAACTCTACGTCCATCTTTAGCGAGAACTGTAGCATCCCACACATAATCAATGAAGCGACGTGCTTGTTCAGGCAATAGGATACCACCTGCAGTGCCGACAGGGTTAACTGCGTTGGCACCTGATGTTCCGTAATTTGCACCAGTAATGTTACCTAGAACGCCGTCACGGCCACTTACGATGGCTGCTGCGTCTGCTGTAGAACCAGATGCGACTGCACCTGTTCCATCATGGCCGTGGCCAAGAACAGTTCCTGGATAGTTTTTTACGATATCTTCTGACATATTGTTCACCTCCTAGTGATTTTTATGTTAGTTATATAGGTCGGAGAATTTGAGGAAACGTCCGCCCCATAGGGATTTTTGAACTGGAGTTGAATCCAATTCCTGCACGATCTCGCCTAGATCGCCAGACTTGCGGAAAGCGGTGTCCTTTTCTACGGAATCAACTCTCTTTCCAATTTCATTAAAAGTACCCTTGATCTGATTTACATCAGTTGTTGTGGCATCAAGAGACTTCTTTATATTAGCAACTTCATCACTAAGTGACTTGAGTGTTGCTGTTAGATCGCCAAAGGCATTAGTAACAGAATCTTTAATTTCAGTAATTGCATTTGCGATTACTTCATCAGCCTTTGCAGCGTCTTCTGCTGCAGGTGCTTCTGGATTCTGAATTGCATCTTCTACTGAAGATGTAGCACTATCTTCCACAACTGAATCAGACTTTTCTGCTTCTGCAACTGGTGCTTCTGCTTCTACGACTGCTTCTGCTGTTTCTGTTGGTTGTGCCTCTGGAGTGACCTCTAACGATACTTCTGCATCTGCTACTGGAGCATCAACTGTTGTTGTATCTTCTGACATAGGGTTTACCTCCTTGTTAATCTTAGAAGTATTAATGCCTTTAGCACTATCAACTAAGAACTTTATCATATCTGCTTTATCTGAGTCATTCTTTTCTACAAAACCAATGTTTTTCATTTCATTACCACTTACTGGGCTGAGGTATGTTTCTTCATCAGATGTAAGTACAATCCCTGTTTCTTCATCATAGAATACATTTTCTACAATGGTATTTGCTATGTCGCCTTTAATTGTGCTTACGCCATCAATTTTTTCAACTGACATAATACTTGCAAACTGATTTGCTGGTGAATCCACTAAGGATAATTCTACTAAATCATAGTCTTTGATAATTCTGATTGACTTATCAAGTTCTTCATTATATGCGTCGTCCCACTTGTTCATTCGTCCCCCGATAGAAAAACCAGTGTAGGTGCCATCTAAAACTTTTTCCCAAGCATCGCTTGCACCTTTAGAGATATATGTAGAAACATAAATTCCCTTATAAAACTTTTTTGATTCTGGATCAAAATATTTTTCTTCTTTAAATGAAATCATTTTTCCAACTGCTGAAGGTTGGTGCATTTCACGAATGTTTCCACGGAATTTTGCAAAGGCGCTCATTGATGCTTCTGTTGTAACAATATCATATTGTTTATCAACATTATCTAATGATGCAAACCCAGAGACAATTCTCTTCTCAATATCAACTTTACCAAAGGGCATTGATAGGCGAACATTGTCGCCGTCAGTGGTCCAGAAAGCCTTATTTGTGTTCATAATATATCCCATTATACCAAATGTTTTTGTAGATTTCTCAATTATTGAGATGATCTACCTTCACCCTTTGGATTTCGACCAGCGACCGTTGCAGAACCATCAGACTGATTACTTGTTCTTTCTGCATCTCTAGAACGATTGCCATTTGCCCTTGAGTCTGCTGCCTGTCTTGGACTAAGTTCAAGTGGCTCATCTCCGTGATCTGCCTGTGGAAGATCAAGAATTTCACGAGCTTCATTAGGCAACATGATCTGGTTTTTAACATAGCGCTCAAGAATTTGAGACTGTGCAATTTCATCTGTAAGCGTAAGTTCATTAAACTTAAACTGAAGAATATCTGTCTTTTCTTTGATAATCTTGCTGATTACTTTTTCAAGATGCTGTTGTTCTGGACGAGAAACTTGCTCTTTAAATGTGCGATCTTGGGCAAGGGCTGCTGCTATTGCACCAGATTCTGAACCACCAAGTTTGGAAATTGGAACCTGATGAGCAATTAAAATATCATCACGATTCTGCTTACGATACTCTTTAAATGATCCATCCTGAATACCGTTTTCAATTGGCTTCATCTCAAATTCAACTTTAGAATGATCACTATCGCCAGGAAGTGGGATATAAAGAGTTCTGTGGGACTGTGACTTTAGACCTGTTTGTAGGAATCTAAACATCTTATCTTCAGCATCTGCAGATAGTTTTGCACCCTTTAGAGTGATTACATATCTTGGTACCGCCTTGTTTTCAAAATAGTCAATATTGTACTGAGAAGCAAGTTGATCGCCAATAAGTGAAGGGAGGGCTGCAATAATGTCAGGAACACCATAGTAAGTGTTTAGAGGTGAATAATCTTTAAAATGAACAATCTCATTTGGACGATTATCTGCTGTTAATGGGTTTCTATTTGTTGCTCCAAAATTACGGAAGTAAACAACTTTTGGTCCAATAATTTGAACATATCCATCACGAATACGTCGCACTCTCATTGTTGTAGACGGTATATGTCCAATGTATCCAATTTCTCCACTTACCGTTCTGCCAACTTCCATATATCCATTTCCAGTTGCCTGAAGATCTGTATATATTTTTTCCATTGTGCGTGTAAAACTGTCGTCATCATTTAATGATTCTAGCCAGTCACGAATTTCTAGTTTTGCTCTTTCAATTCTATTTCTAGCACGGTTAGTTGCACCTTTATCTGCGTTATTCTCAAGACTCATCATTGTTCGATCTGTTACATCAAAACGGTAGCCAAGACCTACAACGTTTTCAACCTTTGCATCAATAGCAGCATGGTTGGCAAAAGATGTATCATAAAAATTAGCAAGTTCATACATATTGTAAGGTGGGGTAATTACATCAAACAAGCCATAACCATTACGATAAACTAGTCCAGGATTAATAGCCTTAGAACCAGAATCCTTAATACCTTTTGGATCAGCATTTGCTGAATTTAAATATGAGTCACTTAGTAGATCAATGTTTCCATTAGTTGCAAGGTATCCTTCTTGTGTTACTGCTTTGTTTACTTGTCTTGTAACACGACGTTTAAAGTTATCTTCAAGTCCCCCAAGATTTTTTAATTCATCCCAGGACTTATTAAATGGATCGCTATTTTTAAATTGACTTTCTGGTTTTTCTGTAGTACCAAGTCTGGCTTCTAAGTAGTCACTGTTACTCATCAAATGCAGCCTTTCCCGCTTTATTGAGAGTCTGCTGCGCTGCATGCCATGCGCCTAGATCGTTCATAGATGGAATTAGGCCAGACTTCATACGATCCATTTGTTCTGAATGTTCTTCATCTGAAATACGAGTAAGGCCAGGAACAAATACTGCTTCTCCATCGCCTTCATCTCCATAGTGTTTTGCTGCTGCTTTAAGTTCTGCAATTTTGGCTACGTCATTACGCATTGCCTCAATATTGAGCACATTGCCTTCTCCGTCAGTAAACCATTTTCCAGTTGACTTTTTGTATACATATAGACCCCAGTTATACTTCTTTTCTATAACCTGTCTACGTACATTTTTGACAATTGGTTCGCCAGTTTCGGGGTTGATTAAAGAATCCATAACCATCAGTATACCATATTCCTAATAGACGAGTACTTAAATACCCAGTATTTTAATACAATTTGATTTCGCAAGCATCGGTTGAGCAATATGCTTCACCTTCTGCTTCAAGGTTTTCTATTCCGTCATATATAGCAGACCAGTCAATCTTACCGATCTTTCCTACGTATGAGTTGTATTCTTCTCTTGATATTTCTGTATAAGGTTGCTGTGGATAAGTTTTATTTCCCATTGGGAGGAATGAAACTGCTTTTAGCTGACCTTCATACATATTGAGTGCTGGGGCAACAAACTTTTTTTCTTCTTCCTTGTCAAACGAAAGGGTTACAGAAACACCATTATCTGACCAATACTTCTGAGCAGTTGCTGCCAAACCGATCTTTTCAAATAGACTAACCTGCTTCTCTGCACGTTTGTGTCCAGATGCTACTGGGAAATAGACTACTTGTGTGTTTGCTGATACAAGGTCTGGTTCAATTTTATACCCCGCTGCTTTAAACAAGTGAAGCATTGGGTCGGTATTTCCAAAACGAATAGCACGAAGATAGAACTCTCCTCCAGGACCCCAATGAACTCCAGGGGTAGCGCCAGAAAGAAGTGAGACTGATCCTGATGGTTTGACTGTTGTTACACGAACCGATTCACGAACACAGAGCCATTCTGAATACTGATGGTCATAGTGACGAATCTTTTTATATCCTTCATCCATCCATTCACGAGTTGTTGGCAAACCATAAGTATCTGCAAATGAAGCAATACCAGTAAGTGATGTACCAATACGGCGGTTTCTTTGCATAATGCCGTTTGTTACCTGCCAATGTGTAGGCATGAGGGTAACAGTCTTTCCATAAAGATAGGCAAACTTCAGTGTCTTGAGGAAGTCCTCCTTAGACTCATGACGATTTAAGTGCACCTCTACAAGTGTACAAAGTTCGTATGACTCTAATGGCTGCTCCGCACAAGGATTGAAGCCCATAATGCGAGCATCTTTATAATCAGGTGCATCGGCAAGACGGCCATAACTACGAGCAACATCTAGCCAAATAAAACCTGGCTCTCCGTTGTCTGCAATTAAATCTACATAGTCTTCATATTTTGTTCCAATTTCTGCAGCAATAGAATTATTACTCATCCATGCCCAGCCTGGTTTTTCTGGATCGTATGAATTTCTTTCTGGAAATACTTCTGGATTCTTAAGATTAATAAAACCATCATCTTCTGGTGTACCAAGTGCAAGGGTAGCAGAACGACGAACATTTCCAGAAACAACACAGGTTCCGATAAGGTTAATAATGTCTACAATTGCACGGCTATCAAAGGCCTCTCCTGCTCTAGAACCGATTACATTGCGAATACGTGTATGGAGATCAATAAGTGGTGCTGGACCGCTAGCTACCCCGCCAAAGCCCTTAATGGGGGCACCTAGAGGACGGACAAGATCATAGGTGAACTCTTGGATAGGCTGGTTTGCACGAAGGAATGAATTAATAAGTAATCTAACAGACTCAACCCATCCTTCACGGGTATCTGGTATTTCATAAGTAGATACTGGCTCAGTTGGAGCATAAATAGACATTTGTTTGTCTTGGCCAAGAGTATCAAAGCCCACACCAATGCCTAACATCAATGCATCCATTACCCAAGAAAAAAGAGCACCTGGATCATTACGATCAATGTCACGAGTAGAAACCATTGCACAATTTTGAAGGGATGCTGAGTTACGTTTTTCCATAGTCATAGGAGTTCCAAATGCCCAGAGGCCACGGCCTGGTGGAGTCCATTTTAATTCAAACATTCTCTGAAAAGCTTCCTGAGCAGATTTTTGGGCTTTATTATCGTTCCAAGGTAGGCGATTATCTTTAGCATGGTTTTTTTGTACTGAGTACATACCCTCGATTACACGGCGACATACTTCATGCCAGCGTTCCTTTGTCCCGTCTTCTTTAACACGAGAATATGTACGAATAAATGTTACTTCTCCCAAAGAGTTAGATCCTGCATCTGAGAATCCAAATGGAGCTGGGAGTTTAGAATATTTATTTACAAAATCTTCTGATAGACGAAATGAAAAAACGCTTTCTGACATTTATGTACCTTTCAAAGTAAAATTAGTTGAGTACTTCAGAGTTTTTGAAGTAGTGTCAAGTATAGCATAAGTTTAAAAAGAAAAACACGCTTAATAAAAGCATCTAAATCTTTAGTGTAGGGTTAGTACTTTTAAAGTTACAAAGTTCTTGCATATTTAATTAATTTAATCAGTGTAAAAGAATGCGGGATGTTCTGGCAATTTATGATTACTGTTATGTTCTTCACAAACAGGAAGTGTTTTAAATTCTACGATATCCCAATATTTTGCAAAATTACTACAATGAATGCAGTAAATATTTTTTTTCCTTTTATCAAATTCTTCTTTTTTATATTCTTCATTTTTTACGCTATTTTTGTTATAATTTTCAATACCCTTAAGATTTAAAGAGTTGATTTCTGGAAAGGAATTTACAGAATATGTATAATCAACCATACCCATTCCATCAAACATTGTAGGTGGAGCTGTTAGCTGATCAATTATTAGATTAGCATCCACAATTCCA